GCCTGAAATCTTGCTAAATTTCCTAATTGTTGTCCTGCTCCTAGTTGTCTTCTTTGTTGTGCTTCTTGCGCAGCTTGTGCTGAAGCTAATGCTTGTTGAAAATTTCTTGATCTATCTTCTGCAATCCTTCTTGATTTTATGTCGCCAATGTTTCTGTCTAATTCAGCTTGTTGTACTCCAAATCTTGAACCACCAAAAACACCAGCTCTTGTTGCCTGTCCAGCTAAGTTAGCTTGAGCAATTGACCCTTGTCTGTCTATTTCTCTTAAAGCTTCTTGAGTTACTAGCTCTTGATAAGGATCTCTAAATTGATTTATTCTTTCAGTAGTAGGTGTAAACTGTTGTGTTGCACCTGCAAGAGCCTGTCCTGCAGTAGTAGCAGTGTCACCTGCTTGAGTTATAAATGGTTGAAATGCCCCAATACCTTTATTTGCTAAAGCAAAAGCATCTACTTGAGGTTGCGTGAACCCTGCAACCTGTTGCATTGGTATATTACGAGGTACATTAATTAAACCTTGTACATAATTAGGATCACTCGGATCAAGATTTGGTGTTCCAAATAATGTTGCTAATAAATCTTTTTGTCTATCCTGCACATACGGTGGAGGTAGTTGTGTTGTTACTTGTTGTTGTACAGCCATTATGCTTGTCCCTCAAATTGATCCATCATCTGATACATTTTTCTAGCTCCTTCCATTCTGTCTCCGCCGCCAGCTCCTCTAACAGCTTTTGCAGTCATGACAAATTCACCATCACTTAACATGGCAGGTATACTATCAGATGTTCCTGTGCCGGGTCCATCTATTTGACCTGTTTTGCGAGGAAAATCTTTTGGATCTCCACCCGTTGCTAAATTCATTATACCACCATCTGCAACATTTTGCACTAATTGTCCACTTGTATCAACATATGGACCAATTATTCCTTGTCCTAATAATAATTCTATTAACTTACCTTCCTCAGTATTAAAAGGTTTACCCTCATAATCAGTACCAAATTGAAAATCTGCTACTTCTTCTTCCTTTGGTAAATCAAATGCACCTGTTGGCTGTAAGAAAGCTCCTGTTGCTGCTGATGCTTTTGACAAATTAGCTAATAATTTTGCTCCATCTACTTTTTCTTTTCCGTCTACTGTTTTAGTAGGTATTAATTTACCGTCACTACCAATTAAACCGTCAATACCATCTTTTTTACCTAAAAAGAATTCACCAAAGCCACTGGCGCCCTTTCCAAATTTACTACCACCCTGTAAAGCACTCATAAAAGCATTATCACCTAAAAGTTGATTACCTTTTGTAAGATCTAGACCACCAAATTTTAAACCTGGTGATTGACTAGCTAAAAATGCTGCCGATGCGATTTCTCCAAAACCGGCATCAGGATCTGCTAATGCGCCAATTCCAGCAAATAAAGGATTTCCTGTAGCTAAGGCTAATACGGTTCCTAAATATTTTTCACTATCACCGGGTAGTATTTTAGCTACCGTTTTTCTAAGTTTTTTAAGCATAATCTCCTATTGCAATATATGTGATTGAAGCAAGGAGGCTGGCCTTGAGTGTAAGCCTAATTAATCGTATAAATATAGTCAAATTTCTAGTAATGTGCAATGAGAAATATGAGCTTTGATATAGATAAAGTGCCAATGGTCCGTGTAACGTGGTTAGATGCTCGTGATATGGAAACAGGTTGGTTGCCTATTAAAGACATTTTATCTGCACCTTTAGCCGTGTGTCAAGAAGTAGGATACATGATAGCAAAAAACGAAGAAAAAATAGTTATTATGCGTTCATGGTGCATTGATAAAGACGATAATCATGGTGGTGGCTCAATTGCAATACCAAGAGGTTGGGTATCAAAGATAGAATATTTAACGCCGACGTATTCTGAATCATTATAGTTGTCAAGAAAACAATTTTAAAAAGTTCTGTTGAAGTTAAAAAAAATATGTTTACATTAGATTCTCACCAAAATTAACAATCATAGGAGACAAAAATGGAAAAAGATGAATTAAATAAAGCTATTGCCTACCTTGCAGATAAGGTGAGCAAATATCACGAACGACTATTAGCTATGGAAAGAGATTTAGAAAGACACCTTAAGGACAACAAAGAACATCATTGTAAAAACTGTCAGTGTGAGGACTAATTATTCTTTTGTCTCACCTTTTACGTCAGGCATTTTAACGACACGAATGGTAACATCTTTGGCCTTAGATTCGGCCCAAGGTTTACCACAGTCGTTACAAGTACCAGTAGCCTCTTCTTCTGAGTCAACCTCAGCGTTACAATTCTTACAATAAATTTTTACATACACTTCAGGTTTAAGAACAGGTAATTCTTTACCGTCTACAATCTCAGTGCCTATTTGTTCTGCATCTTGTACTTTTTTACCAATCGACATTATGTAATCTCCATTAAACTTACTGCTATTTTTACACCATTACCGACAATTTTAATAGCATCTTGTTGCTCTAAAGACACAGGTTGTGATAAAACTTCTTGAGTTGCACCATCTGCTAAACTGCTCTTAAAAAGCTCTATTTCTAAGGGAGAACTAGCATCATAATCTAATACAGTAACTGTAGTCGCCACAGCACCACCAGAAACATTAGCTAATCTAATACTTTTTACTATGGCTGTTGTCGGCAAAACAGGTGGCACAGCTCCCTCATTAGCTGTAGGCACTGTGTAAACAGCTGTATTAGACCCTGTAGCAGTCTTAGAAAATAATTTAAAAAAATCAGCCAAGGAAAAAAGTCCTCGCTGTTGACTCGTCTTTCAAATCTTGTTGAAAACCAAAGTTTAATTGTTGTGTTATTTGCTCCAAGATACGAATAAGAGTATCAAATTGTATAGCTTCGTACTCTTGTGGCGCATCTGGTAGCCTTGTTGTGCTTATTTTAGCCATTATCTGCCTCCATCTGGTTTTACATCCACACGTAACGTACCATAACGCCAGTTTGAATCTAAAGTATTACTTGTTATTTTTACATTAGCTTGTCTGCCTCTGCCACGTAAATTAAAAAATTTCGTAGTATTGTTCACTGTTCTATCTATCGTCGATCCATTTTCTGTTGGATAAGTTTTAAAACCCATCGTTACCACTGCATCTCCAACCTGATTTTTAAAGTCAGGTATACCTTTACTTAAAGATAATATTTGTTGACCGTCCTGTATGTCAAAATCACCTGACGTAATAAACGCTGTCATTGCGCTTTGATCGTCGTTAACACCTTGTTCATGTTCATAAAAAATAGATGATCCCGCAGTTACGCCTAAAACAGCAGGAGTTGTGCCTGATATGCTTGTATCAAATTTTGTAGCGTAAGGTCTTTGATATACACCATAGTCTGTCCAAGTTGTTCTTGACAGTGTTGATGTATACCATGTTTTTTCAAGATAGTTGTATGTCACAGATCTGTCTATTTGTGTTGCATTTGTAGAGGCGTAGTACCAAGTCACTTCGTTAAACTCTGAGTTTACACCAACATATGTTTCTGGTTGTTGTGTAATAGAAAAGTCTTCAAATACAAAATCTTGCACACTACATGGTATTTTTTTAATTGAACCGTCATAAAGATAGAAAGCATTTTGTGACATCCAGTATGCTACACCGTTTACGTCAACGGCAGCATGCACACCTACAGCACCACAGTTTGCACCAATTTGTACTAATGAAAAAGTAAATGGTGCACCAACAAACTGCATTGCATGAAGTGATGTATCTGTCCATACTAAAACAGCATTACGTGATCTTACTGCTGCCACAATCTTTGACCCATCTTGTATTCTAAAAGATCCTGCAGTATTTGTTGCTGTTGGTCCCCATGTTGTAAAATCTTCTTGTGATGAAAAACGTAGAAATAAATCATCTTGTGTTGTGCTATCACCTATTGTTGTCTCTGTGCCAAACAAAAATATATGCCTGTCAGGCATTGATACTAGAGTAAATCTTGAGCTCGTAGGAGCTTGTGAGATAGCAACAGCTCTTACTCCTGTTCCATTAGACGTGTCCCATCTAAATGTTTTACCTTTGTGTACAGTGGCAATCAAATCTTCACCAAAATTATCAAACGACCAATTTCTAGCGTCAAGTGTAACCGTTGAAGTTGATCTCGGAGTGTTCCATGCATCAACATTCCATGCATCTGTACCCCAACCATAACCATAAGTTGATGATGCAACGCCTACAGATATTTGATACTTAGCATTACCTGATCCACCTCCACCACTTGTGCTACCACTAGCCTGACTGGTGTGTGTAACTTTATATGAGTTTGCATTTACAACTTCAGTTATTTGAAATTCTTTGTTCATGTCCAGTCCATCAATAGCACTAAAAGAATCGAAGGTAACAAAATCACCCTCTGCTGCTCCATGACTTGTGTGAGCCACTGTTACAGTTGTTGTGCCATTTGTAGTAAATGGATTTGTCAAAGCAGCTTCTAGTCTTAGAGGCGTAATGTCATAAGCGACACCCTCTGAGTAAAGATATAATTTTCTATCTGTTCCAAGAGCCGTGTACCGTACACCATCCAATGATGTCCACGTATGTATATCTCTTGCAACACCAATTAATGTATCTTGTATGAGTTTTTGCCAACCACCTACTTTTTGAGGCAAACCGTAATGAAATCTTACATTATCAGAATCAATCCAACGCCCTTCAGCGCCGTATTCTGTATCTTGTTTATCTATACCAGGTGCTATATTTAATTTTGTTAATGGCATTATGTAGTCCTTAAAAATCTATATTTAAACTCTCCAGGTCCACCATCGCCACCAGAAGAAGAACCAGGTTCTGTGCCTCCACCACCACCGCCAGATCCTCTTGTACCAGCTTGTCCATTTGAATTACCGTTTGGACCACCAGCGCCACCTGCTACCGCAGTGCCATATGAAGATCCACCTGTACCACCACCAATTGTACAGTTATCACCGCCACAGTTTCCAGGATTTGTTCCAGCGTTACCATTACCTAATTGATTAAAAGTAGCCACTGGACCACCAGTAAAACCGTTACTTCCTGTTGAAGCTTGTGTAAGACCACCAGTGGTTGTAAAAGTAGTTTTTCTTGTTCCTTGTGAAGTGCCAGTTCCTGCTGTACTAGCATTGTTTGATCTTAAAGGACCCTGTACACCACCACCTGAAACAGAAGCAGCACCGCCTCCAGTTAAAGTAAAAATGTTTGCTGAAGATGTCCCTGTTAAAGTAGTGTTACCACCTGCGCCAGAAGATCCACTATATACTCCAGTTCCTTTAGAACCAGCAGCACCTACAACAGCAGTTAAAGTTTCTCCTCCTGTTACTTGGTAAACTACATCAGATATATAACCACCCGATGCTCCAGCAGGACCAGCAGATTCACCCCCAGCTTTGTCATAGTCTGCACCTCTCATACCACCTGAACCACCTGCGACTGCAAACTGTATATGTATTGCATTAGCAAGAGAGGGAACTGTTATGGTATGTGTGCCAGGTCCCTCGGTTACGTAACTTGTTGCTGTAAATAATGTGTAAATTTCACGCCAAGCGCCACTATGGTAGACATAGGCATTTGTAACAGTTTTGTTTGTATAGGACGTGCCGTCTCTTACAAAGAGCTCACTTATCTCTCTAAAAGAACCACCATCTTTAA